GTAGTCATCAAGGGCGTTGGCTGCTGCGGTGTCCCCGTTGAAGGAGATACCGCCTCCTGCTTGAATGCGTACCTGCTCGGCATATCCGCCTCCCGAACGCTGACCGAATACAAAAGCACCACCAATACTTGAGGTCGTGTTCGCAAAGCCCATATAGCCAATGGCGTTAGAGCCATCTAACGAAACAAAACGCATTGAGGTGAATCCGCCTGTCCCCGTGTTTTGCATCGTCATATTGACACCACCCAAAGGAACTACCTCTGAACCCGATGATGTAGCGTATGCAGTTGTTTGAGAACCTACGATGTTGAGTTTTTGGTCAGGCGCACTCGTGCCGATGCCTACGTTGCCTGTGGAGGTGAGAACCATTGCAGCACCCGTATCGTTTACACCCGTAGTGTTGTTAAGGTAGTATAGGTTGTTAAAATAACCCATCTCAAACTTACCAACGGCATTAACCGAAAGTCGTGTAAACGGAGTTGAAGCAGCACCCGCGTCAATTACAACGCCACAAAAGGCAGAACTATCCTTCGCTTGAATAATAGTACCGCTTGTACCGCGTACGTCTAATTTAGTTGCAGGCGAAGCCGTACCGATACCTACCGCAGTAGTTGACAAAGCAAGAGCCGAATCATTACCCAATCCATCAGATAAGAATTTAGCCGTACCGCTTAACGGCCCGTTGTCCGTAATTTTTACGAGACCATCATAGGTATCCTTAATCTCTAATCCTGTTAGTGCAGTTCCCATATCCTATTGTTTAAAAGCCCAGCGATAGCCGTAGCAAGTTTTGTTTTTATCTAAGCAAGCCTCTCCTATGTGGGAGTCGTTTTTCAAGCCTATACTATTTGCGGCACTAAAAATAGAGCCATACTCCGAAATGTAATTCCAATCGGTGTCGTACTGCACTACTGATCTTTTGTGTCTTGATTCCATCGTTGCAAAGATAGACTTAATTTCTTTTGGGTCTAAGGAATCCGGCGAGTAGGTAAACACTCGAGACGCACAACTCTTGTTCTTTCCAGACAAGTGTTTCTGAAGTGAGCCTTTGCTTATGTTATGGAACCTCGCGGCTTCTGAAGTTGATTTGAAGTGATTTAAAACATTGCAGTTTTCGTCAACCTCGTAGACATCTACAGACTTAGACATTGATATCTTAAGCCTTGACTCCTCGTTGAATTTGTATCCAAAGATTCCCTCTCCGCCTTCGGTGAGGTTCATAAGCGTAAATCCCCAGCTCTTAAACAGAGATATATAATGACGCTCCCAAAACGAAAACTCGGAGATTGGCACTAAATCAATCTGATGCACCTCTACCTCTAAGCCCTTGTCTATTTTTGAATTAATCCAATTATTCTTATATGTTGTCTTTTTCTTTTCCGCAATCTTATTCTTAGACTCTTGGATGTGCTCAGACAATCTTTTGGCTACGGGCTTTTTAGTTACACCTATGTATATCTTTTTGCTGTCGCCGCTGGAAATCATATAGATAGAACACATTTCCATTACGTATTCCAAGTATCTGTAGAGGTGTTCCAAATTTGGATACTGGTATTCCACACCACCTCAATGTATGTACTAAGGGTTTGCCCTAGTCTATTGAATAGCTGCATCCCAAGGCCAAGCATCTCTTAGGCTATGTATGCTAGCACTGAACCAGAGGCACAGGCTACGCTAGTGAATAAACCATAAACGGCAGTTCCAGCTAAAAGAGTTTGACTCGTTAGACCGTCACCATTTACCGAAACAAGAGTTATTGTTGAATCCTGAAGGGCATATACCACTCGGTATTCCTCACCCGCAACGGGGGTGAATGCGCTGGTTATCTTGCGAAATCCTTTCTGTCCAAACGCAGCAAGCTGGAAGTTGGGAGTGGATGTGATGTTACTGTAAGACACAATAGAAAGGTTAAAGGTTAAACGAAGAGTCTTATTTCCCTACAAAGATAGTTATTGATTTAATATGATATCTACGATATCCTCCTGACCCTCGAGGTCCTGCTTCTGTAACTCCGCACGGTCTCCCTTACGCTGGGCAATCAGTTTGCTTTGTGCAACTGCTTGCTCCTTAATGCGGTTATCCTTGCGGTCCTCAGCCTCTTGATCAGCACTTTGTCGTACGCCAGATTCAATCTGTTGCTCTTTGATTCCGTAGTCTCCTTGCAGTTGAGCTAACTGCATCTTAAGTCCATACTCTACCTGCAGCAGCTGAGCCTTAGCCTCAGCCTCTAGCTGAATCTTCTGAGCGTCCAACTGAGCCTTCAGTTGGTCCTCCTGCATCTTGGCTTGGCTTGTAACCTGAGCGACCTGTGCGTTGGCCTGAGCTTGGAACTGAGAGTTCTGCTGGGCCATCTCCTGACGAGCCTTCATACGCTTCTTACGGCGTACAATAAGCAGCCTCTCGGCTTGGTCGATGTCCCTGAGCTGACGGATAGCAATAGCATCCTCGATGTCAAGCTCACCCTGGGCAATAGACGCCTGGATGTTTTGCTCGAGGTACATACGGTCAATCTCGTTCATATCAGCGACAACCCTAACGCCGAAGTTGTACATAGGCAGATTAGAGAAGCTAGATAACACTGCCATATTCTCCCTGCCAATAGCCGTCTCGTAGGCCTTGTATAGGATAGACTTAGGAGGAAGTATCTGAAGACACTTCACGACGTCCTCACAGATCCTGCGATACAGCACAATCGCTGCATTGCTAATATCCCCAAGAGCATTGTTGCCTGCCGCCAGTTGCTGCTGGCGTACGCCAACAAGCTGGTCTCCCTTAGGGCTCGTTCCATCCATAACCTCGTTGATGCCCGTAGCATCACGAATCATACGCAGCGCGTGATTGTAGATGGTGATGAGCTCGTTGATGTTTCTGATGCCGTTCTCAAGGGGACGTATCGGTGGGTTCTGGAAGCTGCCGTCAGGATTCTTACTGCGATAGTAGAAGATACCCGTCTGCTCGTAGATGTCTTGAAGGTCCAAAGGCTGAAGCTCACCGCCACGTCCTAGCTGTACGTTCTCAAGTCCCTCGATGTCGATAATCAATCCATCGGGCTTAGCCTTAGCGATAGACTGCTGGAGCTTTAGGTGGGTGATCTGCAGCTGGTCGGCAAAGCCGATGATGCCGCTCACCATAGACTTAGGGATAGACTTGCGGATGTTGGTGGCCACAATGCTGTAGCTCATCCGGGTGCGGGTGAGGTCGTGAACATTTTTAGGAATGTTCTTCTTCAACCCGTAGTCGTAGATGTAGTCAGTCCCTAGGATGTAATTACCACCATACAGCGTCTGGTTCTGCATATAAACAGCCTCCCTATCATACACACTCTGCTGTGGGGCATTGTACTTGTGGCCCTTATAGTAGAAACCAATGTTTCCAAAACGAGACTCTTTCTTCTCGAAGATGATGTTGTCAACGCTAACGAACTCAAAGTCAAGGACTTCAATGGTGTACTCGTCATAGCCGTAGTAGTAGCGCTCCATACCTGGGTCGTATCCAGAGCCCATCAGTCGGCTAGAGTCATTGCCAAAGCGGTTCATAACCGTCCTTGCCATCTTCTCGTACTCGTCCTCGGTGAATTGGTTGCCTGCTGTGCGCTTAAGCTCTGAAATGCTCATACGCTTTACGTGGCCTGCGTAGGTTATATCCGTAAAGTTTGGGTCAGAGGTAAAGCTGTGGATGAAGAATGCTGGGTCTACATAGTCCTCAACGATTCCGTAGTTGGGGTCATTGCTACGCTTGGTGACAGCAATACCACAGGTGACGAGGTCTTCGACATTGCGCCTAAAAATGCGCTCGTCGAAGTCATTCCAGCTTAGCGTTAAGTTGATGCCAATCTGTGCAGCAATCTCTGCAGCGGTCTTGATGTTAGTCTCAAGGAAAATTTCGGTCTCCTCAGCGGTATCGGGAAGAGAGTCTGGGTCTACCTCGGTGCGAAGTCCTGAGTCCTTCGCCTCCTTTAGGATGTCCTTGTTCTCGATGAATATCTTCATCTTATTTTTCTCGTAGTCCTTTTCGCTGCGCGACAAAGGGTCAACAGCTTCGATGTTGGGGTAGAACTT